TGGAAATTCATCTGGAGAATTTTTACCAGGAGAATTAATTGTTGGTCAAGAATCTGGCGCATCTTATCAGATCCGCCAGTCTCCAGAATTGTTGACAGTAGATGAGAGAGAAGAGCAAGGATTAATTGTTGATAAATATAAACAAAATGACGATATTCAAATTGCGGCAAATGAAATTCTAGATTTTAGTGAAAGAAACCCCTTTGGTACACCATAATGTTTGAGCACTTTTATTACGAGGCCATAAGAAAAACTGTAATTGCTTTTGGCACTCTATTTAATAATATCTATATAAAGCACAAAAATGATGAAGGAAATGTTGTATCAACTCAAAGGGTTCCCTTTGCTTATGGTCCCACCCAAAAATTTCTGGCAAGGCTTGAGCAATCGCCCGATTTAAGTAAGCCAATTCAAATTACAACCCCAAGAATGTCAATGGAGATTGTTGGGCTTTCTTATGATTCCCAACGAAAAGGAAATACCATGAGGGGATTTACCGCAAAAGATGAACAAGATAAGCCAAGAAAATCATATCTCCCGGTTCCCTATAATGTAAATTTTGAATTAAGTATTTTTACTAAGTTAGAGGATGATATGTTTCAAATTGTGGAACAAATTCTTCCTTATTTTCAACCACATTATACAATTACAATCGTTGCAATAGAAGAAATTCAAGAGAAAAAAGATATTAAGTTTAATCTTGATAATATCTCAATTACTGATAATTATGAAGGAAACTTTGAGGATAGAAGGGCTCTTATCTGGACTTTGAAGTTCACCGCAAAGACCTATATGTTTCTTCCAGTCTCTTCGGACTCGATTGAATCCAGTATTATTAACAGAGTTTCTATTGGATTTGCTGCTGGAAGTGATTCTTCTACTATTTCTAATGATATCAGAATTGCAGTAACACCAAGAGCAACTCAAAATTATACAGGAACGGTGGTTACTAAAGTTTCTAAAGATGTTTTGTCTGGTGATCAGTTTATTGATGTAGAGGAATCTGTAAATCTTACAAAAGATACTCTTATTCAAATTAATAATGAGACTCTTTATATCGAAGAAATTACAGGGACAACAATTAGAGTTCAAAGAGGAATTTTTGATACAAAACCCCAATTACATGTTCTTGGCTCCGATTTATTAAATATAACTACAGTAGATAACATACTCATTCCTCCAAATTCTAATTTTGGATTTCTCTCTGTTTTTAATTAATTATGGCAACTAAAAAATTCCAGGCTCTTAATGACACTTTTGAAATTGAAAGCGAGGTTGTTTCAACAGAAATTGAAAAGGTAGAACCCAAGTCAATAGTCAAGGGTTCTTCTGATATTACAGCAGACTATGAGTATTCTAGGGCCACATTAATGTCCCTAGTCGAAAAGGGACAAGAAGCGATTAATAGTGTTTTAGAATTAGCACAAGAAACTGATTCAGCAAGATCTTTTGAAGTGGTTGGACAATTAATCAAAACTGTTGCGGATGCTACAGAAAAACTTATGGAAAACCAGAAGAAACTTCGTGATCTTGAAGAGGAGAAAACTTCTGGAAATGTAACCAATAATGCACTTTTTGTTGGAACAACAAGTGAAGTATTGAATTTATTAAAAAATGAATTGAAAATTAAGCCTAATAAAACCATAAATAATAAGAAGAACAAGGATCAACAATGAAAAATCTTTCAGAAGACCATAAAGAAATTCAGTCAGGAAAAAAATTAGATGATGAAGGGTATATGGTTAAAGTGGAGATGGATAAAATAGAGCAATCTTTAGAAAAACTTCGGAAGATTATTAAAAAACCGGATATGCAACTTCCAGCCTGGGTGCAGATGAAACTCACAAAATCGAGTGATTATTTGGATATTATTGCTGATTATTTGGCTTCTGATGTAAAAATGGAAGAGAATACTTCATTCACTATTAATAAAGAAAAGCATGAAAAAGTAAAATCTAGCGCAAACAGGACAAAAAAAATAGAAGGACTAACACGATCTCCAAATCCTAATGAAGCTAAAGTGGCCAAAGGAAAATTGGGAACTCAACTTCCACCGATTGTCAAAGAAGAAACATCTCTTGTAGATAAAATCCTTTCTGAAATGCTAGGCGATAAGCCTGGAATAGATATCAAGAAAACAAAATCCTTAGATAAAATTGCAAAAAAACATAAAGTATCTGTTGAATACCTTGAAAAGCAATTAAAAAAAGGAATCAAAATTGAAATGGAGCACACCACTGATAAGGGGGAGGCCGAAATTATTGCTCTTCATCACTTAGAAGAAATTCCTGATTATTATACCCATCTCAATAAGATGGAAAAAAGTGTTGAGATGGAAGAGGCTAAGAAATACATGACCAAAGATGAGGATCCTTGTTGGAAAGGTTATGAAATGGTCGGATTTAAAAAGAAAAGGGGTAAAAAAGTTCCTAATTGTGTTCCGGTGAGTGAAGCGACAACTCGCCTTCCAATGCAAACTGGTCAGCTTCTTAGAGTTTTGGTCAATTGGCGAGGAAAGCATCTATCGGTTCAAATGTTCTTCCCACAACTTGGAACTCCAAAAAGAAATGAGATTGATTATGCGGTAAATCAGATTTATCCAGAAGCTAGAGTAATTTCTTATGTTCCTTGTGAGATGGATTCTAGTACTCCGATTGTTCAGGTTAAGGAAGACTGGCAGAAAGTTAATAAAAAAGACAGAGTTGATGGAATGAGTCAGAAAGCCGTAAATACTTACCGTAGAGAAAATCCAGGTTCTAAATTACAAACTGCTGTTACAGAAAAAAATCCAACTGGTAAAAGAATGCAGAGAAGGACTAATTATTGCACAAGATCCAAAGGTCAGCAAGAAATGCATAATATTAGTTGCTCTAAAACTCAAGATAAACCAATTTGTAAAGCAAGACGCCGCTGGAATTGTAAAAATTAATTAATTATTATGTCTGATAAACATTATATGGGTAATCCGCTCTTAAAAAGAGCGAATGTTGCCAATGAGTTTTCTCAAGAACAATTATTTGAATTAGCAAAATGTGCGGTTGATCCAGTTTATTTTGCCAAAAATTATATAAAAATTGTTAACGTTGATGATGGCCTTGTACCATTTGATATGTGGCCTTTTCAAGAAAAGATGCTCAGAACTTTTCATGAGAACCGTTTTACCATTTGTAAACTACCTAGACAACCATTAGAAAATAATACCCCAATTCCAACACCAAATGGTTATACCAAAATTAAGGACCTAAAAATAGGGGATGTTGTTTATGATCTAAGTGGAAATAAAACAAAAGTATTAAACAAAGTAAGTTATAAAAACACAGAAAAGTGCTATAAATTATCCTTTAAAGGTCAACATTTTGAGGAAGATATTGTTTGTGACAAGGATCATTTCTGGCGAGTTTATATAAATGAAAAACCAATTGTATTAACTGCTGAGCAGATTTCTTGTATTAAAGAAAAAATCACTCTACAAAGAACAAAATTTAATACATTAGTAAATAATTGGAATGAAAATATTGAATTAAAATCAATAAAAGAAGTTAAACCAACTAGTGTTTCCTGTATTGAAGTAGAAAATAAAGACCACTCTTTTTTATGTGGAAAGAATTTTATTCCAACTATTAATTCTGGGAAAAGCACTACTAGCGTTTCTTTCCTACTTCATTATGCTATTTTTAATGAAAAAGTATCCATAGCCATTCTTGCAAACAAAGCATCATCAGCAAAGGATATTCTCTCTAGGCTTCAAGTATCATTTGAAAATTTACCAAACTGGATGCAACCTGGAGTTAAGTCCTGGAATAAAACATCATTGGAATTAGATAATGGTTCTAAGATCATCACAGCCTCTACCTCAGCATCATCGGTTCGTGGTGGTTCTTATAATATTATTTTTCTAGACGAATTTGCTTTCGTTCCAAATAATATAGCTGTCAATTTTATGAATTCCGTATATCCTACTATTTCTTCTGGTAAAGAAACTAAAGTTATCATATGCAGCACTCCCCAGGGATTAAATTATTTCTATAAAATGTGGGATGAGGCAATAAAAAAATTAAACGATTATGTTCCTCTTGAAATTAATTGGAATGATGTTCCTGGAAGAGATGAAAAATGGAAAATAAAAACCATCGCAAACTTGGGTGGTGGAGAAGTGGGGGCAAGAGCCTTTGATCAAGAATTTTCATGTTCTTTCCTGGGATCATCAAATACCCTGGTTTCAGCATCAAAACTGT